TGACCGTGTGGCTGACCCGATGCTTGAGGAAATCCAGATACTCACGCCTGCGTTTGAACTTGACCCGATCATCACAAATGTTCCGGTGTTCCATTGGGCAAATAATCCGCCACCTGGAAGCACTTTCGGCAGTAGCGAATTGGCTGGCGTTGAATCAATTATCAACGCTATCAACCAATCTGCAACCGATGAAGATCTGACGCTTATCACGCAAGGCCTGGGCGTGTACTGGACAGATGCCAGCCCGCCGATAGACGAGAACGGCAACGAAGTTGAGTGGGAGATTGGTCCAGGAGCTGTCGTTCAGGTGGGCGTTGGGGCCAACTTTGGTAGGGTGTCTGGAGTTTCGACGCTTACACCGTTCCACGAGCACATCTCACTACTAGACGAGAATATGCAGCAGGCTATGGGCGTGCCTGACGTAGCGATTGGCATGGTGGATGTTGCTGCTGTTGAAAGCGGTATCGCGTTAACACTGAAGTTCGGCCCACTTATCGCAGCCAACAAAGAGAAGGAACCAACCATCGCAAAGGTGGCAGATGAGTTCCTAGACGACTTGTTGGATTGGATACAGATTTATGAGGGTGTAGCGCGCAACGGTGTTCAAATCAACAGTATCTTTGGCGATCCTATGCCGAAGAACAAGACGCAAATGCTGGCGGATTACCTCTCTATTTGGGTCCAAGCACCGAGCACACTGCCTGTGGAGTGGTTGTATGACAGGCTTAATGAGCTATTTGGTTGGGACCTAGCAGATGCCGACTTCAAGCAGGCCCTTGAGGATGCGCAGAAGATAGCAGAAGCAGCAGCTCCACCCAATCCCATTGGACAACAGATGGATCAGTTCGGTAACCCAATAGATCAGAGCCAGCTAGATCAAGGTCCGTTCCAAAACAATGGTCAGACACTAGATTTCACGCAATTAGGAGCGTAAATGGCAAAGATCGTCATCAACAAGATCGACACCGTTCCCAACACACCATTTCCATTGGGGCGTAACGTCGAACATGATGAGCGTTCACGTAATTTCGACTTTTCAATTCCTCCGCCAAAGAAGCTAACAGATGTTATCTGGCCAGATGTATCGGGTATCCTGGATCAGGGCAATATTGGCTCTTGCACTGGAAATGCTGCGGCACAACTGGTTAACACAGCCGCATTCGACAAGATGCGCACAATCGTCCACAAGGACACGTTCCTTACAGAGAAGGACGCAGTAACGATCTATAGCGAAGCCACTAAGCTCGACAATATCTCCGGTAGTTACCCGCCCGACGACACAGGTAGCTCTGGCTTAGGAGCAGCCAAGGCGCTCAAGCGATTTCGTTACATCGAAACATATACGCACTGCTTTACCTGGGACCAGTTCTGCGCAGCTATCGCTACGCAGCCGGTAATCGCTGGCACGTTATGGACGCATAACATGTTTACTCCAGATTCCAACGGAGTCATACACGTTCATTCCATAGCAGCAGGCAATATTGCCGGTGGGCACGAGTACATGATTCGGGGTATCTTGTACAGTAAATCTCTTGTCCTGATGCGTAATTCGTGGAGTTACACGTGGTGCCCTGGCTCTGAGAATGGCAAAGTTCCAGGTGAGGCATGGATTTCATTTGCTGATTTCAAAACTCTCCTGAGTAATCAGGGCGACATCACAGTTCCACATCCAATCACGAAGTGAGGAGGTACAATGGCCGCAAAAGGCAAGGCGCGCATGAAGCCAGGTGGCGGTGGGCGTTTCAAGAAGTTAACCAAAAGCGGCATGAGTCCTGCGCTAGCTGCCTACGTTGGGCGCAAGAAGTACGGCGCTAAGAAGATGGCCAAATTCAGCGCAACAGGCCGCAAGCGAGCAGCACGGGCCAGAAAGCGAGGATAACATGGGGTTACGCAAAGGTAGTGGCCGACATTATCCGCCTGGTACCATACCCGGTCAGCCAGCTGCTGGACACAAACCATTTGCATCAAAAGCTCAGCAACGCTTGTTCTTTGCTAACCCAAAGCTGCGGCGTTGGGCTATTGGCAAGGCGCACGCCACCGGCGAGCACCATGAATTAGGCCCAGCTAGCGGTGCTATTTACCGTGCGCTGCCTGATCGCAAAGGTGCTAGTTACCAAAGGGTTCCACTTCGACCAAAGCACTAACATGAAACTAAATGTGAGTAGTGTTAATCCATCTAGTCTTACGCGACACGAGCAGGATTGCTTGCGGTATATGGCGATTGCAGCATATCCTTACGAGACTTGTGGGCTTATTCACAAGCACAACATTATCGTTGAGCTACCCAACACATTTGCCGGTGATCACAAGCTGGGTTACGACATGGAGTTCAACTTGCACGATCCAACGATTAAGGCAATCTGGCATTCGCACCCGAATGGGCTTGAGGTGCCTAGTCGTGATGATATACCGTGCATACAGTTACTCGCCGAGCGCGGGTTTAACTTCCACCACGTAATCGTCACTCCCAAAGCAGTTTTCGAGTATGAGGCTAAGTTAATTGACAGCTCCGCAGCCTGAGGATGCACAAGCAGCTGCTAGTAATTGGCTGCTGAAATACCTTACGGTACAACAACTTTACGACACAAAGATCGTAAGTATGTTGCAGCGTGCGCAATATGATGCTGGCGTGGCCGCCGACAAGTGGAACAGGACAAACATTGGTGATCGGACGAAGCGATACCAGTTCAACTTGGTTAAGGACGAAATACGCACGATCATCAAAACAATGTTCAAAGACCTTGTGCCAGTTATCAATGCGGGACAACAGGACGCTGCCGAAGCAGCAGCGAAGGCTGCTTTGGCGCAGGATGCGCAGGTGTTAGATGTGTTGTTCCCGAATGATAAAGCGCGTGAAGCATGGGAACAGAGCTTCATCCTCTCAGCCCGCCACGGCATCCAGGCAGCTATCTTTCGTATAACCAAGACGAAGCTTCCACTCAGCTCGCAGGTGTACCGGACTAGCGCGATGGAGAGCGGGCGATTAGATCGCAAGATCAACAGCGCACTGGCCCGTGGAGCAAGCGCCAAAGAACTGGCTGATTTGGTCCGTAACGATATAAAACCATCTGTCCCAGGCGGCGTAAGCTACGCAGCGATGCGACTCGGGAGAAGCGAAATAAACAACGCTTTCCATGCTATGTCAGTTGATCAGGCCCAGGAGGATCCATGGGTGGAGCAGATGGAATGGCACCTCAGCAAGGTCCACAAGCCTGATCCTGGAGATTTGTGTGAAAAGTATGCCGACACACAGTATTTTCCGAAGGACGAAGTACCACCAAAGCCGCACCCTCAATGTATGTGTTACGTTACACGTAAAGAGATGTCGTGGGATAACTTCACAAGTGCACTAGAGTCTGGTAAGTTCGATGACTTCTTTGAGAAGAAGTACGGTATGCCGGCCGCATAACTTCAGCGGAGTCGGTCCACTAAGAGGTACGCTCCGAGAACATCATCTATCACCTAGGAGAATATCGTGGTTCAGCAGCCCGAATGGTTCGTAATCTGGGGCGGTGAAGGTGAACGCGAGAACGAAAGCCAAAGCAACCAAGGCAATAACCAATCTGGCGATACTGGTAAACCTGGCGATGGAAATGCTGGACCGGGCGATGATGGTAGTGATGTCGAATCTCGCTTACGTGATCTTGAAACGAAGCTTGATGCCGAGAAGAAGGCGCGTATTGCAGAGAAGAAACGTGCCGATAAGGCCGAGACCGATCTGACAGCCAAAAACCAAGAGGGACAAGAGGAAGCAGAGCGCACTGCATCCGAGCGCGATGATTTCAAAGCAAAGTATGAGAAGTTGCTTGATTTCGTTGAGACATCGTACATCGACACCGCAATCATGAAGAACAAGAAGTACGATTGGCACGATGTAGAAGCCGTTCGCACCTTCCTCAACAAAGACAGCATTCGACTCGATATGGACACGGGAGAGATTGAAGGCCTGGACCTTGAGTTGAAAAGGCTTGCAGCAGAGAAGAAGTGGTTGCTCGTTCAGCAGGGTGATCGTGACAGCGATCAAGCGCCACCAGCTGCTCCGCCAGGCACACCACCTACTGGCTCGCACCCGGTTGGCGGGACAACTCGTCAACGCGAGACTGATCGCAACAAGTTAGGCGCAAAGTACAAACTGCCTGGTTTCGGTCCTGGCGCCAAAGCAATGTAACCCGTTGGGCAGAAAGGAATATCAATGCCTCGTTACGATAAGTTTGACCCGGTCGCAAATGGTTTTCGAGTCAATGTTGCAGCGGATTATGCTGACGCTGACTTGGGCAAAATCTTTGGCGTTGGTCTAGATTCAACTGGTAAGGTTGTCAAGGGCAACGGGCAATCTGGTGTTATCGGCGTGTTGGTTGTAACGTCGAAGCCAGGCGTTGTCGGCCCGCTTAAGCAGATCGCACGTGTAGACGTTATGACGCAGGGTTGCGTTACCGACTTCTGCGCTACAGCAGGTGTTCCAGGTACGGATGTTGGTGTGGCGGGTACTAAGTATTACAGCGATGCCTCTGGCAACATTTCTACCACGGCTACAGGTACTTACGTTGGTGTTTGCGTTGAGCCAGATCGGCTAGAAGTAAACGTCAGGGCTTCATAACCACACGGTCCCAACCCGAAAGGATAACGATGGCTGAGTATTTCCGCATCTGGGGCGGTGCTGGTAACCGTTCTGGATACATGACAGAGGGTGATATTCTCACCCATACTATCGACGGCGTTGACCTGAACCAGCTTTGGGCTGAATTCATCGACGCCAACACGATCTATAACGAGCACAAGCAAGGGATGGTTGGATTACTCACTTACCCAGTGGTTTCCGACATCGAACTTGTGCCTCAGATCGGCGATTTCAATTTTGAAGAGGCAACTGAGTTCGGCATCCCTCGCAAAGCCAACACGAACATCAGTTACTACCAGCTCGCCTACAGCTACAAGGACTGGGACCTTGGCGTTGGGTACACGTGGAAATTCTTGCGCGATGCTCCGGCACAGCAGGTAGAAGCCATACATACCAAGGCAATTCAAGCTGACCAGGCTCTGGTGTTCCGTAAGGTCATGGAAGCGCTGTTCGATCAGCGTAGCCGGGTCACAATTATTAACGCGATGACGTATAACGTCTATCCGTTGGCAAATGCTGATGGTTGGGTTCCACCGCCGTATAAGGGTGTAACTTTCGACGGCACCCACAGCCACTACCTGACTTCTGGTGCGGCAACGATTGATTCAGACGATTTCGAGACCACCGTGGGCACGCTCACCGAGCACGGCTATGGATGGGACACGGGAACGCAGATTGTCTGCTTCGCTAACCGCGCTGAAGTAAACGCGATGCGTAAGTGGCGATTTGGCCAGACGAACAACAACACCAAAGTTGCCAACTTCGATTTCGTGCCGGCCCTTGGCCAACCTGCTTTGTTGGTGCCGAACGCTGAAGGTCTGCTGGGTGGGCAGGCTCCTGCGGTGTGGAACGGCTTGCGCGTCACAGGTTCCTACATGGACGTTATCGTCATTGAGGAACCGTTGTTGCCGGCTGGTTACCTTATGTTCCTGTCTACGGGTGGTGCTAACGTGGACGAGAACATCGTGGGTATCCGTGAGCACGCTTCACCGGAGTGGCGCGGGCTTAGGTTGCTTCCGGGCAACCAGCAACGCTACCCGCTTGTGGATGGCTACTACATCCACGGTTTCGGCACGGGCATTCGTCGCAGGACTGGTGCTGCGATTCTGCAGATTACGTCTAGCGCAAGCTATGCAGCGCCAACGGCATATGTCGCAGACGCTACGCAAACCCGTTAGGAGCCAACATGAGTCGCGTGATCGACTTCGACAAGCCACTTTCCGACGAAGATAAGCGCTGGCTTCATGAGCGGTCGTTGGATTGGCGTATTGAGGAGAATGAACGCAAGTTTGGGCAATCCGATACGCATGCCGAAGGCACGCCAATCGACATGAAAGCTGTATTGGCAGATGCCGGCGTGGAGGTACCAGAAGCGCCGGCAACTCCAATCTATGTTGGTGAACAAGGCCCAGGCACAGAAGGTTTCAGGGACCATCCGTTAACAGGTGTGGTTGTTGCTTCTGACGAAGATGAGGATGCTGAAGAGGCAGACTTTGACGTCAAATCGTTGACGGTGGAAGAACTTCGAGACAATCTCAGGGAGTTTGGTGAATCCACTTCGGGCAACAAAGCAGAGCTTCAGAAGCGTCTAACGAAGGTGCTTGAAACGCAGGAGTGATAAGTGGCTAAAGTAGAATTCAAGTTAGATACCATTGACCTGCAGGCCAATGTGGCTGAGTTCTCTCCAAAAGTCAACAAAGCACTCACTCTAACAACAGATTTCGCTGCCGGGCGCGGTATGGACACGATGAAGCGAAAGGCACCGTGGACAGACCGCACCGGCAATGCCCGGGCGGGTTTAGTAGCAGTAGCAGAGCACAGTGGTGCTGCCACGATGACTGGTGGTGCAACTGGCTTTTCACAGCACAAGATAGTCATGGCGCATGGCGTTGATTACGGAATCTGGCTTGAGGTCGCAAATCTAGGCAAGTTCCAGATCATTATGCCCACGTTAGTCGCTACGGCTCAAGAGATCATGAAAGCCTTAAACGGCATGTTCAGTAAGATGGATGCATCGCCTGAGATGAGGGTTACCGTCGATTTGCCAGGTGTGGTTCCGAAGGGTACTTCCCAAGGTGCGACGCAACTCGCAGGCCGCGAAGCGAGAGCCACGAAACGCGGTACTAAGAACACGGCCCGTACCGCCCAAACAGGCCCCACGAACACGACTCGGAGAACATAGTGAGTCGCGCAGCTGTGATGGACGCAATTTTGGCAGAACCACGTTTGCAGGCACTGGGTTTCGACAATACCAGTGTGTTAGCCAATTACGACGGTAACCAACGCCCAACGGATAAAATGTTTATGGTGCTACGTTGGGAAGCGCATGATATTGATGTTCGGCTTCAGCGTGGCCCGCACCACTTAGCTATCTGGGTTCACATGTACCGTGAGTTCTCAACGGATTTCAACCACATCCTAGACGTGATTGAGATTCTTGATGACGTTCTTACAAACATCACAGATACTGCTGGCGCAGATGGCCACACGGTTACAACAATTGAAGCAGAAGGACGTTCGCGTGACCTGAAAGATGATGGTTACCAAACCTTTTGTGGCTCAACAAGTTACAGAGTCATTAGTCACATAACATAGGAAGGTGTAACGATGGCTGAAGCAAAGGCGGCCACTACAGTGGAGCCTGGTACGAATATGCCCAATAAGCCTCCAGGTGATGTTCGCAGACGTGCTCCCAAAAAGGTAGTCAAGGGACCATTCGTGAAATATGTTGGGGACGCATCACATCGAATCATTCGGCCACCGCAATGGAAGCAGCTGGGCGTTCAGCTGAAGGACGAAGGCGCGACTCACGTTTGGAGTGTTGCCAACAACAAGATGATTCCTTGTTCTGAGTTCACAGACGAGCAACTGGATTATCTGCTCGTTGACGACACTCAGCCCAAGGGTGGTCACAGCTTCTTGGAAGTTGATTACGATGATGACGGCAACGTTGTTCAGGTTGTATCGTAATGGCTGAGCCGGCAATGCAAGTTGACGCAATCGAATTGCGTTGTCCCGGCACACTTCACGCGCTTCTAAAGGATGGCTTGATAGAAGTTAAATGCCATCATTGGCGATGCACCCAAGGCAAGGACGTCAGCGTGTTTCACCTGTACGATCCAATGACCGGTGACTTGGTACGAACTGAATATTACAAGGACCCAGTCAAGAGAGGATCAAAACCATGACAGGTCTTGCTGTTCCTGACGCATTGCCATATGGTATCCGTCAGATTTTACTCACGCCGTATCTGGACGCTCAGGGTACGCAACTTGCCGATGTGAGTTACCCATTGCCAGTGGCGATGACGCTCGGCTTCTCGGAAACTGAGCAATACGACGAATTACGTGGTGACGACATTCTTGTCGC